ATTTTAAGTAGTTGGTTAGTTTCGTTCATGTCGGTTCCACCACCTCCTAAATTGGTTCCAGCTACAACTGAATCTTCATTATTTAAGGCAATGGTATCTTTACCTTTTTTAATTATAGTATCACCATAACCTGCTGGGATGATAGCATCGTCTGCTGTTGAAAAACCTAATGCACCCACTACTCCTTCAAGTCCAGAAGTGAATCCTGAAAAGCTAAAGTCTCCACCTAGCATTTTAAATAAGTCTCCTACAAGCCCTACAATAGCTCCTACTAAAGATAAAGCAGCACCAAATACTTGTAATATGGGCATAAAAGCAGTACCAACATCAGAAAATATTCCTTTTAGTTTATCAACAGTAGCATTAAATTTATCTGCTAAAGTTTGTGCTTCTAATCTTTGGGCTAATTCTTCTTTACCAGCCGCTCTTAATTCTCGAGCTGTTTTACCTTGTATTTCTTGTTGGAATAATATATCAGCAAGTTGATCTGATTGCATACCCATAGCACTTGCTAAGGCTTCTTGTTGGATTACATTCATAGCAGTAAATTCTTCAAAATTGCCTGCTTGTTTTTGTAATTCTTCTGCTAATGTTACTTGATCTCCTGCTAAAGCAGCAGCTCTTGCTCTTTCAAGGTTAAGATTTCTACCTAATAATAATTCTGCTTGTAATTCAGCTTCAATAGATTGTTCAAAATTTAATAGAGCTTTACCAGCATTTGCTACATCTTCTAAAGAGGCACCAAATAATTTTGCTTGGGTAATTGCTTTAGCTATTAAAGATGGGTTGGCTCCTAAATTAGCTCTAACTGTACCTGTTACTTTACCTGATTGTTCTAGTATATCTCTAAGGTCCATTTGAACCCCAGATTGTCTTTGAAGTTCATAACTTGTAGCTAAAACATCTTTATAATTATCTTCAAAACTATCTCCAGTTAATGAAGAAGCTGCGGCTAAATTACCTGCTGATTCCGCCCCTATTCCAACTACTTTAGTTAATTTAGTCATTGTAACTAAAGTATCAGTAGCAAAATTAGTTATAAAACCAAATTGTTTATTTAAATTACTAAATGTCTCTAGTAATTTTGTTGAAGTAATATTTATATCACCGGATGATGCAGCGGCTGAAGCTAATTCTGTTCTAAAGCCCATTGCTTCAGTACGAGTAAGGGCCATTGATTTTTGCAATTCGACTGTTTCTTTGTCGGCTTGCATTATACCTTGAATTAATTCTGCTATTAAAGCAAAAGGACCAAAAGCTTTAGCAATATTTTTTCCTACTACACTAAACATTTTACCCATTACTTGGGTTTTCATTGCTCCTGTAGCTTGGATTTTACCTCCTTTAGTTAAAGATGCAGATAATTGTTTTCCTTTACTTACAGCTTCATCTAATCCTAATGTTTCTGCAAATTTACCTCCTCCTATTTTTTTAAAGGCGTCACCTAAACCACCAAAGGCTTTACCAGTTAGACCCATCCCATTTTCAATATTTTTAGCTCTTCTTTCTATTTCTTCAAAAGAATCTAACTGTTTATCCAATTGAATAGATTGTTCAGTATATAAATTAAGAATATCTTTAGTATTTCCTTTTTGGTCTTTAGCTAAAGTATTTAATGCCTTAGCTCTATCCTCACCCTCTAAATCTAAAATTCTTTCTTTTTCTTTTTGGTCTACTATACCATCTAGTACTTGGGAAAGTTCTATATCTAAAGCAGCTTGTGCTTGTCTATTTTTAAGTGCTTGTTTTTCTAAATTTTCAATACCCCCTAAACCTGAAGTTATATTAGCTAGTTCAGCATTTATTTCTGCTGTTAAATTGGAGATTTGTCTAAATACTTTACTAGTAGCATTTGCTTGAGTAGTACTATCAAAATAAGATTTAGCTGTTTTTCTGGCTTCATCTGTTAAGCTCCTTTGGACAAAGAGTACTTCATCTAAAGTATTTTTTAGTTGATTAGTAGCTTCAGTAAGCTTTCTAGCATTTTCTAATTCTTCTTTACTAGCCATTTAATATAGGGTATATGTTATAAATATGATTACTTATAACTTGTCTTACCTTTATAATCTTTTGAGGCATTTAAAAATTCAGGAGTATTCACTGTACCATCAGGGTTAATAAGATTCTTTTGGTTTGGGTCTTTGCCTTGATTTTTTACCATATCATTTTGTTTTTCATGGTAATTTTTAATTTCATTAAATGTAAATTTCCTTAACCATAAAGGCATGTTATAAACTGTGTACCAGTCATAACCGCCATTTCCATGGAAAACAATTTCGTGTATTTGTTTAAATACACCCGCTCTATACTGTGGTGCTAAATTAGATGTCAGGCCAAAAAAAGCTAAGCCCAATTGGGATATCGACTCGTCTATCACGCCCTTCGGGAAAAAAAGTTAGGTCTACATCAGGGCCTAATTCTTTAATTCTTTCTCTTAGTGCTCTGGAATCCTGAGCTAATAAGTAGTTATCTACAAATTCCCGGATTTTAGATTTATCCTCCTCCCCATTAATTGAAGTTATTTGATGTTTTAGTCTGGTAGTAACGGTTGGGGAACTATTTTTATTTAATTTAGTTAGTCCTTTTAATTCTTGTTCTATTTTTTTCTCATCTCCATGAGTCAATAACTTAAAAGTAACTACATTATCAGAACTAGGTAAATTAAATGGAAATTCATTAGAAGAAGAATTTTTTACTTCTTCACTTAAAGGTAGAGGTTCAATTTTTGCTAAGTCAATTATTTGATCTTCACCACCATATGTAAATTTATAATCTTTACCATACCCTAAAACACGGGCTGCTATCATTATTGCGTTTTTATCACCAATTAATAAATCACTATAATTAAATTTAGTAACAATTAATGATTGTAGTAATTTATCTAATACTACACCATCTCTAATGTAAGCCTGATTAGTAAGGATATCTTCTTCCTTAGCTGTCATGTATTTCATTTCAATTTTACCTTCAGCTAAAGGATGATCTGCAGGATATAATTTACCTTGTGATGGGAGATCTATTATTTCTGTTGGGAGTTTAAATTCCGCCATAATCTTTATTTATAATAACTTTTTATTCGATGATAAATATTAAGATAAGAAAAGGCTTGCACTAAGGCAAGCCATTTCAAGGAATATGTGGAGGGAAAGTTTTTTAGTAATTTAGTACACAATAATCAGGTTGTACTGTCATTGATATTTCTTGGGCAGCGTTTTCAGTATCCCAATTGAAATCACCAAAGCTTGCAGCTGTAATTAGTGCACCTTTAATAACCCATTCTGATACGATATCACCTACAGGACCTAATACATTTACTGTTAAGTCTTTTTTATAGAAATCAGAATAACCGTCTCTACCAGTTACTGATTCGTGATGTAGGCGAACCCATTCCATTACAGCTTGTGCCCCAGATGGTGTAATTGGATCAAACAATGTGAAATCAATTGTATTCCATGTTGTTTTTCCTTTTACAAACCTTTGTACGTTAATATGATTTAAAGGTACTGTGCCTTGAGTCAATGATACGGCTCCTACTCCTTTCATAATATACGACGGAAAACCATCTACATATAGAATAAATCTATTCTTCTGTTTTGGCTCAAAAGCTGTGTAAAAAATTTCGTTGCTATCTAATACTGCCATTTTATGTTCTGTTTATTATAAATATTCTATTTTTTGTTTTTTATGCTGGGAATGTTGCTCCAGTTGGTAATACATTGAAATCTAATAGAATAAATTCAGCTGTTTTAGTTGGTTGTAAGTAAATTTGACCAACAAGCTCATTTCTATCTACTACATCAGCAGTATTGTTTGTTTCATCCATTACTACTTTAAAAGCATATAATCCTTGTCTTTGTTGTATTCCTTCTAAATAAGGATTTACTTGAGTTAGGAAGCTATTTCTTGTAGCGATTGAATTTTGTTCAAATACTAAATTATCAGCAATTTGAGAAATATAATTTTTTAATTCAATTAATAGACGACGTACATTTACTCTATCTAATGCACTTGAACGTTTTTGTAATGTTTTCTGACCAAATACTACAACTCCACTTCCTGGGAATGTTGCAATTGGGTTAACATTAGCAGCATATAAAGTATCTCTGTTTCCAGAAGTTAATTTTCTTTCGGCTTTAATTACATTTCCTAAAGCACCTCTAGTTAGACCAGCAGGAGCAAACCAAGCATCACTTGATTTATCTGTGAATGCATATACTCCAGGAATCATTGCTGAAGCAGGTACCCATACTGTTTGTCCAGTTGTGTTTAGTGTTTGTAGCCATGGCCAGTAAGTAGCAGCATAACTTGAATCAAATCCAGATGCTGCAGATGTAATTGTTCCAATAGTATTATCGTAACCATCTAAATCAATTACAGCAATAGCGTCTTGACGTGATTCTACTGTAGATACTAATAAATTTACTGCTGTCCCATGGTCAGTATAATTTAGTCCGGGTGCAGTAATCAAATTATATCTATATTCGTCTTTGTTGCTTAGTAGGTTAATAGATTGAGTATAATCTAGTTGGCTTAAACCTTGAACATTAGCACTTGTAATGGCATCATTAAATAAAGCTTCTTGACCATCAAATAAAGTACCAGTAGCACCTGTAAATGATCCTGAACCATCCGCTGGGATAGATCCTGTTAAAGCAGCTTTTGCGGTTCCATTATTATCAAAATAATCAACTGTTGGGGTACTTACAGCACTTACTCTAACATATTTACTTTTATTAACGTAAGTACCATTAGATTTTACATAATAATCTGTACCATCTTGTGCTACACTATACGAAGTATCTCCTATTACTTTAGAAATGTAGTTAGATGCTTTAGGATCTAATGATATATCTTGGAATGTTTCTAATACATTCTTTTGTTTAGAACTATCATCTCCTCTACGAATTAGTAAGCTAAATGTTCCATTATTAATATTTGACCCTTGAATTTCCCATCTAATATTATCTTTAGAACCATTTTCTAAAGTATTATTAGAACCTTCTGATCCTGAACTATTTGCTATTTCACCTTCGGTTAAGGTTTCTAAGGTAAAAGAAGATGCAGCATCACCATTTAAAATTGAAGTACTTGAAGCACCTGTAAAGCTACCACTTTGTACACGTGTAACTAATAATGAAGTCCCTCCTTGAGAGAAATAATTATTTGCTGAGGTTTGTGTTAGATACTCATGTTGTTGAGATCCACTAGTAACATCACTACCAAATATTGCTTGGTATTCACTATAAGAAGTAACTAGTGTAGGGATACCAACAGGACCTTTAGAAGCAGGTCCTAAAATAGCAGCACCAGCTTGAATAGGTTGCCCTTGAATAAATGATTGGTCAGTTTCTCGTGCTAATACACCAGGAGATAATAGAGTTTCTGCCATTTTATGTGTTTATTTAAGTATTATTTTCTTATAAATATTAAAACCCTCCTCAAAAAATCATTTTATTCCGTGGGATTTGATGATTCTATTGATTCTGTCGAATCTACTAAAGTTAATTCACCTGTTTGTAAATTGATATTCCCCTCACCATATTTTTCCTGAAGGTTCAGAGCTAATTCTTTTTGAGCATTTTGAAGTTGTTCTAATACAGGAAGTTGTTTTGTTTTTTGATATTCTAATGCTCCTATATTATAAACTATTTGGTTAATTTGATTTTGATTTTCTTTAACCGCTTGCAACTCTTCTTCTTGTAACTTGATTACGTTTGACATAATTATTGATTTTGATTATAAATATATATTGATTATTTGAACTTTAATAAATATTGGATTTTCTTTAAAACTACTTTAGGTTTGATTGCTTTATGGCAAATATGTTGGGATATAGTATCTTGGTGTCTGGGGCACCAATCCCAATTGCCTTTATCGAATTGATATCTTTTATCAACCCAACAATTATTACATACAGAATGATCTTCAATTTTAGTTAAATTACGTGTCATTTCATATCCATAAGGTATAAAATTATTAATCATTAACGTACGTTTATTCATAGCCCAATTAAACCATGACAAACCAGATCCTAACCCTATAAATAATTCTGTATGGTATAGGTAATTATATGTATCTTCCCAATTTAATTTTTCTTTATTTATTATATTTTGATGGTTAAATCCTTCATATGATAAATTAACTACTTTATATCCTAATTGCACTAAATCTTTAGCTAAAAATTCCCAATAGTGGTAAGGCCATTCTTTTATACCAGCAGTTGCACGTGGACCAATACAAATGTACTTTTCTTTTATAGGTCTTTTCCCTGGGGTAAAGTTAATACCATAATTTATTTCTTTATATGGTAAACCTAGTATATCAGTAGCAGTCTGTATTAAGGGGATAGTATTTGGTTTATTTAAATGATAATTTCCTTCATCCCATTTACTATCAGTTTTAAACCACCCTAAAGAATAATAAGCATAAAATTCACCACTTACCCCAGGTGAAATAAAATTTAAATTTTTATATTCTTTTATATTATTAAACCATTCATTATGAAAAGTAGAAACGTATACTTCACATTTATATCTTTTTTGAAATTCTACTATTTGGGGAGTCCAAGCTAAAGTATCTCCTATTGATTTAGATTCAAAGGATATTTTAACTTTTTTTCCAGTTAAGTTAAATATATGTTCTACCTTATTATTTACCTTTATAACCCAATTAGTATACCATCTTCTATTAACCTGAGCCCACATATTATTTTTAATATTATCAGTGTGGATTACTTGGTTAGTATCACTATCAATAAATTCAATTTTGTAATTGTTTTCTTTTTCCCCTTGAATTTCTACTTTGGGGGTTAAATTAAAACTTATTAATATCTTATTTTTCATTTAAACTTTTATAAAACGATATATGTTCTAAAGCAAAATTCTTAACATCATTTTCATGAAAATCAAGTTGGTATTTTATGGGTGAATGGATAGTTTCTAAAACTTTAAGTTTATCAATTTTAATATCACCACTTAAAGGATTTATAAAATCTGTATATTCATCTTGGTAATGTTCTAAATTATGAGCCATAATTCGAATATTATTAGATATAGCTTCTTTTAGCACGATTGGATTACATTCCCAAGTAGAAGTAAATAACATTAAATCACACATTTTAAAATATTTATCTACATCATCCCTTTCTCCTAAAATAAACACATTAGGAGGTAAATCATTCATTAATGGTTCCCAGTAATCTTTAAAATTAGGTGCTTGATTTCCTATAAAATGGAAAATATAAGTCCAACCATACTTTTCATATAAAGATTTAGCTATATCTAAAGCATATTTTTGATTTTTTCCTTGGGTCCATAAACCTATATTTAAAATATGAAATTCTCCTTTAGTAAGCCATCCATTATTTTTTAATAAATTACTTTGGGTATCAAAGTACTGTATAGTAGGATCTATAGGAAAAGGTATGATGGTTTTTTTAGCCTGTCTATTTTTAAAAGTATTATTTAAATGATAAGGTGTTACAAAAGAATAACCATCAGGTTCTAGTAATTTATATTCATCAGGGTTAAAATAAACATTATGACAAGTTTCTACTATTTTCCATGGGTGTTTTTTATTATATAATTCTTTTTGTAATTCAAAATCAAAAGGATTATGACCATCAAACCCTTCGGGTATTTCCTCTATATGAATTATATCTATTTGTTTTTGATAACAAAAATCGACTATGGTTTTTTGTTTTTCTATATCACCCCAAAATGGGATAAAATTATTACCTAATAAGTTTTGAATTTGAGAACGTTGTACAGTATAAGTATTACTATAACTTTTCCACTCTATAACAAATACTTCGGTATCTGTATAACCAAGTAATGCCTCAATACGTTTTAATAAAAACGCAGGCATTCCTCCTGTACTTAAATGTGGTGCTAAAAATAAAACTTTCATTGATTAATAATATAATAACCTTTATTTATTTAATCAAGGAACATCATTAATATTAGTTACTGTCTCTGAAGTAATTGATACCTTAGCTTTTGAGTTTACTTTTTTAAGTGCGGTAACATCTTTTTGCATTACTTCAGGTATAATATACCCTCGTAATCTAATATCAAATGCTCCTTTAACCAAACGATCTTTACCTGCTGTTAGTTCTGTAGTAGTTTGGAATGAATCAATAAATGATCTAAACTTGAATCGTTCAGGATCACCCCAATATGAATCTGAGGCATATTCTACTGATTCAATAATTTTATTTAATTGCTCCATGTAATATGTTTGTATAACACAACTATAATTTAGTGTTACAAAATCAGGAACAACTGCTAAATTATAAGATTTAACTGGTATTCTATTATTTAATGCATTAAAATTACCATATGCATTTTTTGGATTATATGATTTTTGAAAGCTACCATACAAATTAGGCATATTAGCATCTAATTTATTGTATACACTTCTATCTTTTTCAATATTATTACGTTTAACAACAATAATAGGTAACATTATTGCTCCACCTTTATCTCTATAATACCCATCTCGTTGGTATGATTTCCATCTTTCAGGGGCAGCATAAATAAATGGTACACTTCTTCTATTACCGTTTTGATAAACATAAGGTTTTATAACATTATCAAAATAATAAAATACAGCTTCATCTAAATCTTGTATACCAATAGTAAGTAACTTAGATGAATCATTTTTCATACTAAGTTTATGACCACGATTAAAATCAATACCAGTTTGTGACTCATTAGGGTTATCCGCTTGGTTGGGATTACCTCGAGTCGTATCAAAAGCATCCTGTAAGCCTTTGCTTATTTGCTTTTGTGTTTTTGGTATTGGTTTTCTATATTGTGTCATTAAAATCTTTCTTTATATGGTGAAATATTTACTTTATCTGCAGGTACATAATATGTTTTGCAAATTATAGATAAATTAGCACCAAAGTCTTCTAAACCAGGATTTAATGGGTTTTCATTGTTTGGGTAATCTGGGTTTTTACCTACAAAATATTGGTTTGATACTGTTGAATCTACTCCATAATATTTGTCTTGATATAAAATAATATCTCCTACTTCAGGTACAACATTAGCATCTACTAAATCTGCTCTTAAAAACCTAAATTCAATACCTTGACCAAATCCAATTCCAGTGTCATCTTCAGGGTATGCTTGATTTTCTCTTTCAATCAAACAATTAAATAAGAAAGGTCCATCATAAAATTTAGCTCCTGCTGCTTCACCATATAAGTTAACTTTAGTTTCTTCTAATTTGTATTTGTAGT